GGACCTCGGGGATGCTGCATTGGTGAATACCTTACGATTCCGCCTTGCTACACGAAATAGCAAGATGCTACTGGGTTTTACTCCGATTGATGGCTATACACCCTTCGTAGCGGATTACCTCAAGGGTGCGGAAACACTGGAGAGTCGGACAGCGGAGTTATTGGACCGCGAAGTTCCGGTTCGTCAGTACAGTCCGGAGAGGGATGCCGGCGTGGTCTATCTGCATTCGGACGAGAACCCATTCGGCGGTTACGAACGAATTGCTAAGGACCTCAAGAACTCATCCGAGGATCAGATCATGGTCCGGGCTTATGGATTACCAACGAAGTCAATGACTTCTTTGATCCCGAACTTCAGTCCTGAGGTCAATGTCCTCTCCGAGGAACCCAACAAGTACGGTATGATATTCCCGGACAAGGGTTCACTTACATGGTATCAGGTCGTTGACCCGGCATTCGCCCGGAACTACGTCAGCATCTGGGCCGGAGTATCCGAGGAGGAGGAAGTATTCATTCGCAGGGAATGGCCGGATCGGGACACCTACGGGGAATGGGCATTGTTCGGTGACCCTAAGTGGCGGTACGGCCCAGCAGCAAAAAAGATGGGATACGACGTTGAAAGGTACTGCGAACTATTTCAGGAGATCGAGGAGGAACTCGGCATTGAGGTCATGGAGCGGATCGGGGACTCCCGTTTCTTTGCGAAGGAGAATGAAAACAATACGGACCTCTTCACTAGCTTCTATGATTACGGCTTCAGCTTTATTCCGTCCGATGGTCAGACTGAGCAGATTGGTGCCACTGCATTGGACGAATGGTTCTTCTATAACCCGAACTACGATATTGATGAGGCTAACCGGCCAAGGTGCTACGTTCACAAGGACTGCGGCAATCTTATTGAAAGCATCATCAGCTATAACGCTTCAGGCAAAAGTGACGAGGCCCTGAAGGATTTCTTTGATACGCTCCGCTACCTGCGTATGTCAAATGGTGGTATGGGTCCGGATTACTTCAGTAACTCCGATATGCAAACAACAATGAAAGACAGAGGTGGGTACTAATGCCAAAGGTAAAGTTAACTCAAATAGCTAATGATTACGAGGTCAGCTTCGATGAGGCTCTTCAAATACTACAAGAAAAAGTCCCAGCGGAGTACATAACCGGCAAGGGAAAGAATACTTGGTTGTCCGAGGAGGGGCAGTCAATCGTCGAGGATGGTTTGTTCATTGATGAGATCATTCCGCATAACTACATTGGCAAGGTGCTATCAGAATGCCCGAACCCAAGATATAACTACGTTTACTCAAAAGAAATAGGCAAGCGCGTACCCGTGATGATCCCCCGTAGGTGGCAGGGTCAAATGGTAGGCAAGAGTATTACCTTTGAGGCAATTGAGGATGAGTCAGGAGTCAGTTATCGATATGTCAAAGCATGATGACGTAACTCAAAGCCAAAATTGGTGCAGGGAACAATCGGATCGCTTCATGGCTTTTGAGGTTCTGAAGCGTCACGTTAAGCACGAGACTCAGGTGCCTATGTCAACTGAGGACCTATATGATAGAATTGGCGTGTCCAAGACATACATTAGGCGATTGATTAAATCCATCCCATCCAAAATAAATGAACAATGATTCAGTATCAGAGGCTCTGACCTACTTGTCGGATGAACCCGACGTAAAAACTCTTAATTACGCATACGAGCAAACCGTAAACGAACTCGAGGCGTACTTTGATCTATGCCGTACTTCGTACGATGATCGCCGTAACTTCTGGCCCGGCAAGAGCCGTGACCACCGTAAGCACGGTTCGGATGCTTTTCCCTGGGAGGGTGCCTCCGATATTGAGTGCCATGTTATCGATGAACGCATTACTCGTCTAGTATCATTGTTCATGTCCTCATTGAAACGCTCCAATGTTCGGGCGTTCCCGGTTGAGAGTACTGACATCGCTAGAAGTAAACTAGTATCGAGTTTCCTGAAGTGGATGGTATCCTCCGGGTACATCCCGCGCTTCTATCGTGAAATGGAACTAGGCGCGAACTACCTCCTGGAGCGTGGCATTCTTTTGACTTACGTTGGATGGCATCGCGAGGACCGCAGCTTCAAGCAGGAGATTGATCTACAGCAGATTGCTCAGATCAGCCCGGACGTTTACCGTGCGATTGAATCCGGGGAGTCCGACACAGAACTCGTGATTCTTTTGCAGAATACTTTTGATGGTGTAAGCGAGAAGCGAGCAAAGAAGGCCCTGAAAGAATTACGCAAGAACGGAACAGCGGAACTCCCGATTGTTCGCCGTCAGGTCAATGCACCCGAGGTCAAGACACTTGCCCCGGACGGGGACTTCTTCTTTCCGCCTTATGTAACTGACCCGCAGCGTTCACCTTATTGTTTCTGGCGGACTTACTATACTCCGCAGGAGCTACAGAACAAAGTGGCCACTGACGGATGGGACGAGGACTTCGTTGAACACGTTATCGACAAGTACCGAGGCACAAAGATTTATTCAATCGAAAGAGAGAAAGAGGGCCGGCGTTCGATCAGCTTATCCGATAACGCTTACGAGGCCGAAGAACTAATCGAAATTGTGTACGGTTACCAACGTCTCATCGACGAAGAGGATGGTTCAGAAGGTATTTACTGCACTGTATTCCACAAGGAGTTCACTGGTACCGCTGATATTCCGGGTTATGCTAAGTTCGAGTTAATGAACGGCTACGAGGATTACCCCGTGGTAGTGACTCGTTTATCAGAGGACACAAAGCGTCTATACGATGCTCAGTCCATACCTAGTATACTGCGAAGCATACAGAACCAAGTAAAGGTGGAGCGAGATTCCAGAATTGATAGAAATAGTCTCGCTACCCTTCCTCCTATATTGCACCCAGTAGGGCAAGCTCCGAATGACTGGGGACCGGGTCGGATGATTCCGTACCGTCGTAAGGGGGACCTGGACTTCGCTCCGACACCAACTTTCAATCAGGGTTCCGTCGAGATGGAAAAAACATTGACGGATCTAGCTGACAGGATTGTTGGACTGGATGAAGGCTCACAGATGAGCCAAGTCCGGCAGCAGTTCCTGGTGGACAAGTTCTTGAGCCATGCAGCGGAGGTTCTGAAGATGGCATTCAAATGCTTCCAGCGGTTCGGCCCAGAAGAAGTATTCTTCCGCGTAACTGGATCCCCGGACCCACAAACATTCAGCAAGGGTAACCCGGATGAGGACTTCGATATTCTGATTAACTTCGATGTGCAGAATACGGACCCGGATACAGTCAAAAGCAAGATTGAACAGTTCGTTGCATTGAATCAAATCAATGCGAACAATCGACTGAATCTCGATAGCTTGCTGGACATTGGCGCGGCTGGCATTGACCCAGTCATGGCGGATGCTGTACTGCAACCCGTGGAGGATGCTCAACAGCAAGTAGTCAAGGACGTAACGGATGACTTAGCTAAGATCTTCGCTGGTATTGAAATGCCGGCGCGACCCGCTGGCGCAAGTATTGCGATACAAGTAATACAGGAATACATTCAGCAACCTGATGTTGCCCAACGCTTGCAGACTGATCAGGCATTCCAGGCGCGTCTCCAGAAGTATTCCGGTCAGTACACATTCCAGATGCAGCAAGCACAGAACGCCCAAATCGGTCGTGTCGGAACTGCACCCGCCCAAATGGGGAATGTTGATACACAGAATTTATGAGTATACAGGACGACGTAAAAGCCCTACAGAACCACGAAACCTTCGCACGTTTCATAAAGATGATACACGAACTCCGGGAGGAAACTATCTCGGAGTTACATGAGGCCGGGACTGATCAACTTCAGCAGATCTCCGGGCGTATCATAACTTATGATCAGATTCTCCAAATGGCGGACTGGCCATTGGTGCAATCAAGATTTCGTGAATCATTCTGAACCCTTTGTGCTATAATGCACCCATCGCTATCTCTCGGCGTAAATGAGTGGATATTATGACAGACGAAATCACGACTGCGAACGCTGACGCAGAACAAAGTTCAGTGGCTACAAATATGACCGTCTCGGCTTTTGCCAATCGACGAATCGGGGAGTTGACTCCAAAGCAGGCTGAAGAGCCAGCAGCGGAAGAAGTCACCGAAGAAATCGAGGAAGCAGCACCGGAAGAAACAACTGAGGAAAACGAAGTTGTAGAAACCGGTGAGGAAATCCAAGAGGATTCCGAAGATGTTCTTTCACAGATTGACTTGGACACTATGTCCGAGGATGAACTACGGGAGCTTTCTGAGAAGCTAGG